TTAGATCTAGCGTCTGACGAAATTTTACAATTAGATCGGACGCTTGCTTCTCTTGACGGAGCAATTCAAGTTTCGAATCATTTTTTAAGTATGATTGAAAATAAAGAAAAAGAAACTGATAAAGTGAAAAATAATGGAATTATTGAAAGTTCAAAAGTGAAAAAAGTGAAAAAGTGAATTTTGATGATATAAATGAAAATAATATAGAATTATATTGCATGAAGTTTTACGATAATCCTCAATGTATCGGTACTGAGGATTATAGAGATGATATGAAAAGGTTTAAATATTTAAAAAGGCTTTTAAATCATTATCTAACAACTCATGAATTAAAACAAAGATTAATTCTTAACCACTTAATTATGATATATAATTTATTCGAGAACGATGCTGCAACTCGAATATTATTTTATAAAATAGATGAAAATAGTTGGCATGTGTTAAAACCTTTTTTAATATATTTAAAAAGAATGCCAAAATTTGTCCTCAGCATAAAAGGTGTAAATATCAGAGAAAGTGATATAACACTAGATCAACACGTAGTAAAGCAATTAAGATGGTTATAGGATTTTCATGGGTCTAAAAAATGTACTAATACAGGGTTCAGAATTATATTTTCTATTTTCCTTCCTAAAACGATTAGTTACCAAATTTGAAAAAACAGATGCTTATAAGTTAGGTATTATCGATAAGAAAGGTAAAGTTCTCATTAAAAAAAGAGACTTTACTACTATAGAACAAAGAAATGCCTATACTATGATGGATACTCTTATCTTCAATTTGAAGAAATTGTTAGGTAAGATACCTTTTGGAAAAACAACAATTGCTACTTATGCTGCAGCTTTATTACTCCTCCGCGAAGAAAAAAATCTAAAAATATTGTCAGATGAAAAAATATTGGAAGAAAAGTTTTCAAATTTATATGAAGATATACTCCATGAGTGGGGAGAAGGAGATTTTCTAGCAGAAGGCGATATGGAAGCTGACCGCGATGCCGGCATCAAATGGGTTGATGATCCAGATTGGAAAAAATTACATGATATGGATCTTCAAATGGTTAAAGATTTTCTTAAACATAAGGAAGTTAAAGAAGATGCTCCTGCCAATGCCATGGCCGCAGGAGCAATTGCTGGAAGCGCTGAAGCTGGCGATGATCCGCCTGTAAGAAAAAAGAAGAAGAAAGGGGAAGTTTTAAAAAGACTTGAACCTATGGGAATCAGAGAACAAAGAAGAATTTTTCCTTCACATCCCAATCATAACATTTAGAAAGGTAGATTATGGCCGGAATACAAGAAACAAAAGATGTATTAGCTTTTGTTTTTGCATTAAGTGAAGCATCTGTTACCGGAATGGAATCTGGTGATATTGGGTGGTCTGATGCAAAGAAGTTTATTGATCCTTTAAAAAGGATAGGACCAGCTATAGAAAATATTGAAGATGTTTTAATTGAATTACAAGATTTAGATGATGTTGAATTCGAAGAATTAATTCAATTTGTTAAAGATGAATTTGAAGTACAAGATCTTACAGATGATCTTGAAGTAATAGTTGAAGAAGCAATTAATGCCGGCGTAGAAATCATGAAAATTATAAGAATGTTTAAAAATTCTTAATAAAATCCTCAGCGAGAAAAAATGGGACTTTTGGTCCCTTTTTTTTTCTTGACATTTCTTTTAAATCATACTATAATATATTATTAAGTTAAACTCTAAAATATAGAGCACAATGAGTCTATATATCGACCATAAGTACACGAATTTACTTTCTTCTCGCCTATCTCGTTTTGCCCGGAAATCCAGAGACTTATATAATTTTAGATGTCCAATATGTGGAGATTCTCAAAAAAATCAATATAAATCAAGAGGATATCTCTTCAATAAAAAAAATAACTTAATTTTTAAATGTCATAATTGCGGTGTTGGTGGTTCATTAAAATTTTTATTAGATAAATTAGATCCTACATTGTCAAGGCAATATTCATTTGAAAATTATAAAGAAGAAAACGGTCCTCCAGTTTATCAAGAAAAAATTCCTATTTTTAGAAAGCCAGTTTTTACAAAAATAGGTGCGCCAAAATTAATTGATTTAGATCCAGATCATCCAGCTGTAAAATTTTGTGATGTAAGAATGTTACCCAAAGATCGCTACAGTGATATGTACTTTGCAGATTGTTTTAAAAGTTGGGTGAGTAAATATGATGTAGAATTAGCGGCGCGATTAAAAGCAAATGATCCCAGAATAATTATTCCATTTTTTAGTAAAGATCGAAAACTAATTGCTGCTCAGGGTAGAAGTTTAGAAAATAATACATTAAGATATTTTACTATTAAAATAGATAAGAGTGCCACAAAAATATTCGGATTAGATAAAATAAAAGACGATGAATTAATATACATTGTTGAAGGACCGTTTGATAGCATGTTTCTTCCAAATTCTCTTGCCATGGCCGGAAGCGATTTGGATGATGTTAGTATGTTTTATGCTAAGAACGTTGTTTTTGTATATGATAATGAACCAAGAAATAAAGAAATTGTATTTAAAATAGAAAAATCTATTAAAAAAGGTTTCGCGGTTTGCATATGGCCTGACACAGTTAAATTTAAAGATATTAATGATATGGTCGTAGGTGAAATGGATATTTTGGAAATTATTGATATAATAAATATGAATACTTATCGCGGCCTTCCCGCAAGAATAAAATTTAACCAGTGGAAAAGAACATGAATGAAGAAGTGAAAGTTCATGAAAATGGGCTAGTTAGATTATTAGATATTATGGGAAGTGATGAAGATATAGTCGATGCCGCCCGAATAAGTTACGGCAAGGGCACAAAAAAAGTTAGTGAGACCCGTAATTTAATTCGATATTTAATGCGGCATAAACACACCTCGCCTTTTGAGATGTGTGAAGTAAAGTTTTATTTAAAATTACCCATCTTCGTTATGCGACAAATAGTTCGACATCGGACAGCGAATTTAAATGAATATTCAGGACGATATTCGTTGATGAGTGAAGAATTTTATGTTCCTCATGACGATGATATACAAAAACAATCAACCCAAAACAATCAGGGTAGAGGTGAAGAAATTGAGCAAAAAGGCCTTGTTAAATTCGAATTTAATCGCATATATGATAATGCTATTCACTCCTATCACAATTTATTAGATCTTGATTTGGCTCGAGAATTAGCTCGTTCTGTGCTACCAGTAGGTAATTATACTGAAGTTATTTGGAAAATAGATTTACATAATTTTTTTCATTTTTGTAAATTAAGAATGGATAATCATACACAGAAAGAAACTCAAGATTATGCTGTAGCAATGTATCAGTTAGTCAAACCCGAATTTCCTTTGTGCTGTGAGGCATTTGAAGATTATGATAAAAATGCTGTAACATTTTCTAAACAAGAAATGGAAGTAATAAAGTATGAATTAGCAGACAGAAAAGCATTTGCCCTCGAGGGATTATCAAAACGAGAACAAAAAGAATTCCTAAAAAAAATTTAACACATGGAAAATGAATGAACCTACCCACAGAATATCAATCATTTATACATCTTTCAAGATATGCAAGATGGAGGTATGATGAAGAAAGAAGAGAAAAATGGTCTGAAACAATTGGAAGATATTTTGATTTTTTTAAAGAAGATTTGAAAGAAAAATGTGATTATGATTTTTCTGATGAAACTAGAAAAGAATTAGAAGAGTCGGTCTTAAATTTAGAGATTATGCCGTCTATGAGATGTTTAATGACAGCCGGTGAACCTCTCAAAAAAGAAAATGTTGCTGCTTATAATTGTTCGTATTTAAAATGCGATAATCAAAGAACGTTTGATGAAATTATGTATGTTTTAATGAACGGAACGGGTGTTGGTTTTTCTGTTGAAGAAGAATACACAAAACAAATGCCAGTTATCGCGGAAGAATTTTTTCCCACAGATACTACCATAGTAGTTGCAGATAGTAAATTGGGTTGGTGTAAGGCTTTTAAAGAATTAGTTTCATTATTATATCAAGGACTTTCTCCTAAATGGGATATGAGTAAAGTAAGGGCTGCAGGCATGCCTTTAAAAACATTTGGAGGTAGAGCTTCAGGCCCAGAACCGCTAGTAGATTTATTTAATTTTGTAACGGGGATGTTTACAGCTGCCGCGGGAAGAAAACTTAAACCAATTGAATGTCATGACATCATTTGTAAGACTGCAGAAGTAGTTGTTGTAGGAGGAGTTCGAAGAAGTGCTCTCATCAGTCTTAGTGATCTTAATGATCGTGAAATGCGATTTGCAAAACATGGAGAGTGGTATAAACTTAACGTACAGCGAGCTTTAGCAAATAATTCTGTAAATTATAAAGAACGCCCAGATATTGGAACTTTTATGCGAGAGTGGTTATCTCTTTATGATTCAAAATCCGGAGAACGAGGAATATATAATGGAAATTCAGCTAATCGACAAGTTCAAAAACTAAACGAAAGGGAACAAGATGAACATGGAGGATTTATTCGAAGACGAGATCCCAGAGATGACTTTGGCACAAATCCGTGCAGCGAGATCATTTTACGGTCACGACAATTTTGCAACTTATCTGAAGTCGTTATCCGAGGACGGGACACTAGCCAATCTCTCAAAGATAAAGTTCGCAATGCTACCATACTTGGAACATTCCAATCAACACTCATTAACTTCAAATACCTCACCAAAGAATGGGCCAGAAATTGTGAGGAAGAACGACTTTTGGGAGTTTCTCTTACCGGAATAATGGATAACGAATTGACAAATGGAAAAAGAGGAAAAATAAAAACTGGCAAACTTTTAGAGGAGCTTCGAAATGTCGCTATTGAAACAAATAAAGAATGGTCTACTAAACTCGGTATCCCAAGATCAGCGGCAATTACTTGTATCAAACCTTCTGGAACGGTATCTCAGTTGGTTGATAGTTCTTCTGGTATTCACGCTCGACATAATCCTTATTATATTCGCACAGTAAGGGCAGATAATAAAGATCCTTTATGCAAGTTTATGAAAGAAGCTAAGTTTCCAAATGAACCGGATGTAACAAAACCAACTCATACTTCAGTATTTTCTTTTCCTCAAAAAAGTCCAAAAGGAGCAATATGTAGAACGGATATGACGGCTGTAGAACAATTAGAATTATGGAAAATATATCAAGATCATTGGTGTGAACATAAACCATCTATTACAGTATCCATTAAGGAAAATGAATGGATGATTGTGGGTTCATGGGTTTGGGAAAATTTTGATTCTATTAGCGGTATTTCATTTTTACCATTTAGTGAACATACATATAAACAATCTCCTTATCAAGATTGTGATGAAAAAATGTATAAAGAATTATTGTTGAAAATGCCCAAAAATGTGAATTGGGATAAATTAGGTGATTATGAAAAAGAAGACCATACTGCCGGAGCTCAGACACAAGCTTGTGGAAGTGATGGTGGATGTGAAGTTGTAGATTTGATTTAAAATTTTTTTGTTGAAAGTTACTTATTAATGATGTATAATAGAGGGTATTATGAAAACAGTATTTGAAAAATATGTTGATGAGTGTGTTAAAGTTCTTGAAAAACATACTGAATCATTAGGTGTTAACGCAATTCAAGAGGTGTGGCAAGATATCGAGAATGCACCGGCTTTTACAGGTAAACTCTGGTTAGAGGATATTCTTGATAAAACATACAAAGAAAAAGTGGGCCTTGAAGGTGAAATGAATTTTATATACGACTAATCATGAAAGTTTTTATTGATATGGATGGTGTTTTATCAGATTTTGATAAAGCCATTATTGAAAAATTTGGTACCAAAAAAGAGTGGGCAGACAGATGGGAACTCCTCCCTGAAGATTTTTTCTTTTCTCTTCCCAAAATATCCGATGCAGATGAATTAGTAAATCATATTTCTGGACAATTCGAATGGCATGTTTTAACTGCTATTCCTAATCTACCCGTTTTTCTGGAATGCCGCATGCAAAAAATGCAATGGATTTATAAACATTATAAAATATACCCTGTAAGAATTCATTGTGTTTTTCAAAGAGAAAAACAATATTATGCTGTTGAAGAAAATTTATCACCAAATATTCTAATTGATGATTCTGAATCAAACGTGGCTGATTGGAAGTCAAAGGGTGGCATTGCGGTTTTACATACATCTGCAAATAATAGTATAAGAGAATTACAACAGTTAGGATTTTAATTGATTTGCGCAGGAATAGATTATTCTACAACCAGCCCATGTGTTTGTGTATATAAAAATGGAATATGTAGTCCCAATAATTGTACTTATTATTTTTTTGCTTTGGATAAGTGGAGGCCAAGGTGGTCCGCCCTTCAAAATGTGAATTGTTATAAGTTGTCAAAAGATTTAAAAGATATAGATAAGTTCAAGTTTTTAGCAGAATGGACTATAGATACATTACGTTGGCATAATGGTAGAGTTGAGAAAGTTATATTAGAAGATTATTCTTATGGATCTACAGGTAGAGTTTTTCACATCGCGGAAAATGTTGGAATTTTAAAACTGAAATTAAAACAGAATGGTTTTCGCTATGAAACTGTTCCACCAACTGTTCTTAAGAAGTTCGCAACAGGTAAGGGAAATTCTAATAAAGAGGCAATGTTAGAAGCTTGGAAGGCAGAGCCGGATACTTTTGAATTAGTTCAAGAAAAAGGTAACCCGGCGACTGATATTGTTGATTCTTACTTCCTTTGTAAATATGGAATTACTCAGTGAATATATTTACGTCTCGAGTACGTGCAGTAATTTTCTCAATTTGCGTTTCTAAAATCTCTCGTCTGCCGGGCCAATATATGTATTCATTAGTGGAAGATTTTGCTAAGTTGTTTA